AGGTCGTAGGGCGCTTTAATTCAATATAGAGATTTTTCAGGGCCCCGTCATTCCATACGAATATTAAATCGCTAACCCCGGGAAGCATTCCCATAGCCTTTAATGCCGACATATGTTGAGGCTTGGCTTTCCGCTCATTTGATGTTGCCCAATAAAGAACATCTTTTTTTAATCTAAAGTTGCACCATTGGATAATGGATTTTTGTAGAGCCGATTCTTTCACGTTATCACCTCAATGATTGCCCACCAGGATAGGATTAAATACGCACCCAACACTATGGGCCGGGCATACGGGCTATTATATATCCATGACATTTTTGTTCTCCGTTCTTTAAGTTGCAGCCCACTACAGGATTCGAACCTGTACTTCCCATCTCAGAACGTTCTTCCAAGGGGTGCGACCCTCATTAAACTAAGCGGACATTATTTATTTGGCGGAAGATAGAGGAATTGAACCTCTGTCACCTTTCGGTGGCCACGGGTTAGCAACCCGGCACATTACCACTCTGTCAATCTTCCTTGGCGGATAGGGAGGGGATCGAACCCTCAAGGCCGTTAGGCTCGTCGCTTTTCAAGAGCGGTGCAGTCGCCAGCCATCTGCTTGTCTATCCTGGTACCCGTGATCAGATTTGAACTGATACTTGAGAGGGCTTAAGCCTCTTGCCTCTGCCAATTGGGCTACACGGGCGGTAATCAAAAAAAAGGGCGGCCCCAGCAATATAAATAAGTTAAACAGGGAAATTTATATTACCTTAAGGAGCCGCCAGTTGCCTTCTAACTTTAATAGGCGCTTAAGTTAAACTTTCTTTTTCAGGACAACGGTTTTAAATTGCTTATGTTTTTTACCGTGTATGCCCCAACCCATCACCCAAGCCCCAGGGCCGCACAACCCAACAAACAACATAAACCCTATGTCTCCTAAAGTTAAATCATAATCGCGAGTCCACCACCAAATAAACCCACAGACTCCTGACGAGTACCATAACGCTGCTATTATGTAAGATTCCATTTCTCTCTCCTTTGCCCCAACGGGCGTTAAATTTGTGGCGGCTCCATAACACAAAGAAGGGGAAGGACTTTGTGTAATCGTACATGGAACCGCCTATCTGCTACAATGCAGAATCTTTATGGTTCATAATGTCTTCAGGGTTCATGTTTAATATTTTAGCTAGTCGATTGGCCAGGGCCCAACCTGGGCGCCTCTCACCCGTATTGATTTTACTTAAATGGACCTGGCTGACTCCGGCTTCTTCAGCAACATCTTTTAAAGTCTTCCCCAGTGATTGAGCTATAGTTTTAAACATTTTAATCCTTATCGTTAAATTAGTTGGTGGGATTACCCGCCCACCTCGGGCCGCCTGACTGCGGTACTCTACTGTGACATAACTAGCAAGCTATCGTAATCGTTAGTTTTTGCTGTATTCAGGACTAGCCGTAATGCGCTATATATCGCCGCCGTGTCTTTACTGTTGTAATCTTTCCGGATTAATAAGTCAACATCTTTTTTATACAAATTAACTTGACATGTTGATTTAAAGATGTATGGTTCTTCAAATGAAAGGATTAAATTATGGAATTATTTTCAGCAAAACAATCTGATTTAATGGCCGATCTTACCGCAAGAGACACGGCTCTAAACAATGCTCGGCGCGATGGCAAAGCCATTGTCGATGCCTGGGCCGGTTATTATCTCACATTGATTGTTGATGATGATCGTGAGGAGGGTTTAAAGAAAAACTTTTATGACATTATCGATCTTCAAGGGAAAACTCATATGGTGTCCGGCTTTACATATCAGCAAATTGATAATGATCAGTTTCGGACCCTTGTTGAAAAACTTATGGCAGGGAAAGAATTATGATCAAATTTATAAAACAAGTTGCCAATCTCTGGCGGATGCGGAAAAATCCCACAGCTTATGAAAAGGGGCTTTTGCGACATCTGAGTATTAAACCAAGTGTTCGGGATGAAGTAGGGAAATTTCATGCAATATCTTTTAATGATTTTGCACGTTTGTGTGCACTCAGAAATTCTAAGGTAAAAAAATGAAAAAATGGAACGAAACAACCCGGATGATTGTCGCCTGGGTTTGGCTGGGGGCCGTGATTGGGATAGTTGCCATTATTACCGGGCATTATTTTATAAAATTTGCGATTGTGCAATGACAAAAATTGAGGATAAAAAAATGAATGAGACGCTAGTGATTGGTGGAAATAATCCGCCGGATGAATTCATTATGATCTCTGAAAAGATCAAAGACCTTTATCAAAGTGCGAAAGACTTTCTTGACGGTGATCCTATCGCCACGCAAGGTCAGGCGGATTCGATTGAGAAGATTCTTGTCATGATCAAGGCTGCTGAAAAAGAGGCTGATGAACACCGCAAATATGAGAACACACCTTTTGATCTGGGCAAGGCGGCTATTCAGAAAAAATATGCCTCATTGATTGGCAAGACCAAAGAAACAACCGGGTTCACTGTGCTTGCCAAGAAAGCCTGCCAGGACGCCTTGACCCCATGGAAGCGCAAGCTACAGGCTGCCAAGGATGAAGAGGCCCGGATCAAACGCGAAGAGGCCGACAAGCTGGCCCGTGAAGCTCAAGAGGCTATTCAGGCCGCAAGCCTTGAGGATCGTGAGGCGGCGGAAAAGCTTCTGAAGGAATCAAACAAGGCCAAGGTGGCAGCAAAGAAAGCCGAAAAATCTAATGTTCTGGGCATGAGAACGGTTTGGGATATTGAGGTCGTAAATCCCACTGACTTGCTTAGGCATTATTGGGCCACACGCAAGCCGGCCCTTGAACGGTTTGCAATCAATCTTGCTGAACAAGATGTAAAATCAGGAACCCGGAAAATTCCCGGCTGTACAATAACCCCAAGGAAAGTAGCAAAATGACAAACGCTCTCGCAACAACTGAAGGCACTGCACTGGTAAACTATACCACGGGGCAGGTCGATCTGATCAAACGCACGATCTGCCAAGGGTCTACCGATGACGAATTTGAATTGTTCATGTACCAGTGTAAAAAAACTGGTCTGGATCCCCTGGCCCGCCAAATATTTGCTATCAAAAGATGGAATAGCACGGCCAAACGTGAAGTTATGGCCATTCAGACTAGTATCGATGGCTTTCGTCTGATCGCCGAACGGTCCGGAAAATACTCTGGTCAACTTGGCCCGTTTTGGTGCGGTGAGGATGGAGTGTGGCGGGATGTTTGGGTCCACTCCGCGCCACCAGCTGCGGCAAAGATTGGAGTGATGCGTCCGGACTTCAGTGAACCTTGTTGGGGCGTTGCCCGGTTTGATGCCTATGCCGGAAAGACAAGGGACGGGAAATTGACTCACATGTGGGCCAAAATGTCAGATGTTATGATTGCCAAGTGTGCCGAAAGCCTGGCCTTGAGAAAAGCTTTTCCACTTGAATTGTCGGGTCTGTATACGTCCGATGAAATGCCCCAGGATACCCAAGAGGGGAAGGGGCAAGACCAAGAGCAAGATCGGGGGCAGGGGAAAGTCACGGCCAAAAAGGGTTGGAATGGCCCTTTGAACAAAACCGTTCTCAAAGAACAGATCGACGCTATTTGTGCCCGGATAAATGAATGCACCGAAAAAGACAGCCTAACCCGCATCAAGCAAATTATGCTTGACGATCAAGAGGCAATCAAACAGGCCCGCCTTGATGACAAGGAACTATATGCTGGCGTTAATGATGCCGCAATAAACGCCAAAGAGCGGATCATAAATGCCAATGGTTTTCCGGGCGATGCAACGGATGACAACCCGTTTGGTTTGCCACCGGTGAATCAGTGATGAAAATTCATCTCATAAAAACATATGATGGACAATACCGGCCGGCGAATCCAGAAACTGAAAAATGGTCGGCCAAATATAAAGTTGGTGAAGTTGTTCATGCAAATTTCACCAAAGCCCGGAATTATGAATTTCATAAAAAATACTTTGGGATGCTGAATACGGCATTCCAAAATCAGGAACAATATCCAACGATGGAAAATCTTCGGGAAGCTGTTCAGGTTCAAGCCGGATACTGCGAAACCATTTACTATCTGGATGGAACAACAGCCCTCAAGGCCATGAGTATCAGTTTCGGAAATATGAAACAGGAAGAATTTGAAAAGCTTTATTCCGATGTACTGAATATTATCCTGGCTCACTTTGGTTTCGGTGAGGAATTTGAATTAGAATTAATAATGAATTTTGGATAATGAAATGACAATCCCTAAATCACCAAAGCATAACCGCATAAGGCCAAAACGCAATATAGCCCCAAACAGCGCACAGAAGGCCTATCACGACCATGTACGATCATTTGGATGCTTGGTGTGTGGAGGAAACGCTTCCATACACCACATCATCTCTGACGGCCATAAGCGGCTTACTAAAGATCATTGGATGGTTGTCCCATTATGTTGGGAACATCATCAGGGGGATAAGGGCTATCATGGATTGGGAAGTTATGATAAATTTGTAGAAATGTATGGGATAGATTTGTTTGTGAAAGCGAAAGATATTTTGAAAGAATTTAATGATGAATGAAATTACCAAGACATACTTAATGGATATCTTGAGTTATGATTCTGAGACTGGTATTTTTACTTGGAATGTTCCTCGCAACATGAAAAAAGGAGCAGTCGCCGGTTCAATCAGTAAATAGGGGTATTCGCGTATACAGATAGATGGGAAAATTCATATGGCCCATAGATTGGCTTTTGTATATATGACTGATGATTTCCCACCTAATCAAATTGATCATATAAATGGCAAAACAGATGATAATAGATGGTCTAATTTAAGGATATGTACACAATCACAGAATAAAGCAAATTCTGGCAAACATAAAAATAATACATCTGGATATAAAGGAGTATGCTGGCGCAAGGATAATAAAAAGTGGACTGCGGGAATATGTCATGAGGGAAAGAGATTTCATCTTGGTTTTTTTGATGATAAAGAAGACGCGGCTATGGCGTACAATAAGGCCGCAGTGGAGTTGCACGGTGAATTCTATCATACCAATGGAATATGAAACGAACATAAGTTTCAGGAAATATATTCGGTTAATTTTCATGAGGTAGCTAGATTGTTAGTGCTTGAAAATGATATTATTGATCAGGGATCATAAAATGATTATTGTTAAATTTTATTCACAATATATACCCGGTTCATTAGGAATTGTATCATATTCTGGAAACATGCCTAAAAAGAAGCTTATCAAAACAAAGATTTTCAAATACAGGGCGATGGCCAATTTAGCCATGTGGTGGTGGAAACTTGGTACGCTGTCTTCTATTCTGAATAAAATGCCTGGGCGCGGATTTCATATTTATTATTGCCGGGAAGAATTGGAACAAGACAAATGAATCTTGATTTAGAAAAACTTGAACAGCGTATGACTGATTTTCAGGTTACGTGGTGTCGGTCACAGAATCCCGATTATCAGTTGAGGATGCTGTCAGATATGGCCCATGTACTTGGACTTCATCCACAATTTAAAATGACACCAAAGGAAGAATTGGAGCAAGACTAATGAACACAATAAACTGGTTTAAAAGATGGTTCCAGCGCAACAAAGATATTGACTTACAAGGCCGCTATGATTCATTGTGGCCGTGATTATTAATCATTGCCAGTCATGTCCACTAAATCGTCAATTACTTTGTCCTGACCTTGCTTATAGTGGTTCAATTTGACTTGATATTCATCGACTTGGTTGAGCCAATTCAGAAGAGTTAGGGCCCCGTCCTTTGTGAATCCCATAATTGCATAATCGCAATAGTCTCGTTTTCCTTCTTCACAGAAGATTCTCCAGTCATCGGTTGTTTTTTGAGTGACGGTAACCGTAATGGCGATATCGGGGGAATAGGACTGGCGGGCCTGAATATCACAGGTTTCACGCGCACCGGAATGACTACCGGACTGGATGAGGCACATGACGTGAGCAATACGGCGCTCAAAATCGTTGCCGGTATCAAAAGGCTTCTCACGAAGTTCTTTTTCATAAATCGAGCGGAGAGCATTTATTTCCCTTTCCTTTTCGCTTGTCAAACGCGTGATAGCATTATCTTTCGTAAACATTTCATTTGCGTGTGTCTGTGACATACTGGCGGTCTTTTCCTGATATTCTCGGGCCAGCTTTTCGGCTTTTGCCGCCACCTCGAAAGCAACACGTAGTTCCACTTGATGTGTATAGGCATTAAACAGAAAATAGATAGCAATTCCCATCAAGGCCATAGCAACACCAGCAATCTTAATCATATCAATTCCCGTTCTTCAACTTAATAAGCGTCTCGTTAAAGCTGGCCGTATCCTTGCTGGACCCATTGATATAAAAAGCAACGATACCACCAGCTAATCCACAGAGAGCATATAGGGCAGCAACATGCGTCTGGTCAGAGCCACCATTGAAAACGATGTAACTGACATTTGCGGCACAAAATAAAAGTGTCGAGACCATTACCCGGCGCCGTTGTTTTTTCGATGGTTTATATGGTTCCATGAATTGTCCTTAAAATTTAGTATAAGATTTGCCGTCAAAAATCAGGCATTCACCCCGATTACCTTTCTCGATTACAGAAACATGTACCCAACCAGAATGCGGTATCTTCGGATCGTGAAATTCCAAAATTATTTGATCAAATTTACAGAAAGTACTTATCCATTCGGCCAGATCCCGATTAGGAATACATGGTACTTCAATATCCGCCGCCTGCCCTTTGGTATGTTGTGATGTATCCTTTGATCCCAATAAACGGTTCAATTCGGAACAGCGAAAGCCGCTGGACGGTATAAAAGGTATTCCATAGTTCATTCGTACCGGTTCAAGGATTTCAGCAGCCAGCAGCTTTAAATTGGCAATCTCTTCTGTGCTCGGTATATTATCTATTCCATATCGCAATGCTGTTGCAGAGTGAGTTAATTCTTTCAAAGTAAAATGGGGGGAAAGATTCATTTATCTGCCTTTTGATCAAGCCGGGCATTCACCTGATCTAGTTTGATTTCAATTCTTTCCAATATTTGATGGGCATAATTCTGGCCCACCTCAACTGCGGTCAATCTATTTTCCACTGACATCGCCCAGGCAACCAAACTGAAAACCATACAAATTGTTGTTATGATGTGGCCGTATGAGACTTCTTTTTTTATGTGCCAACCCTGATTGTCTTTAGACATTAAATCCTCCATAAAATTAAATATAACATAGATACCATTAATGGTGTGATGAAATCAAGAATTTCAAATTGTTCTGGTGGCTTTAGCCGACCGCCCCATTCATTCCGCGCATACCATCCAATAGCCAGATATGCTCCGGCATAACCCACGCCAAATAGACTGAAAATCGAGATTAACCAGACTGTAAGTAATCCATGATGCAGTCCCAGGGCCGCAAACCAACCCTTAGACCACTTGATGATAAGCCATCGTTTTTTAATTGGTCCCATTATTTAATCTCCGTAAAATTTTGTGTTAGAGATCCCCAATGATTCACCAGCCGGTCCATTTCTTCAATTTTATATTTCTGGTGAACCGTCATTTTACAACATTCTTCAATCATTGCAGAAACTTTTTCTGTGAAATTGATATCGTTCATAGTTTCCAAAGTAATTGTATGGTTTTTTGAGCAAATATAATAATTACCATCTGCCCTTTTAATAGCCTTGCCCTGGGCGTCACATGCTGATCCGGTAATAAGCAAAGCTATTGCCTGAGGATTTGTGATTAAATTATCCCGGTGGATATTTTTACGAACAATCCGAACCTTTACCAATACGCCATCGCAGTCAAACACACGATCTATATGATTTATATCTGGAAATTCATCTCTGTTTTTTTCAATCATATTATCACCTAAATTGATATCTCTTCACCACCGCCGCCAGATATTCCACCACCGCCACTTCCAGAAGCGGGGGGGGCACCCACATCAGGCGTTGTAATTGTGCCAACATAATGCCTTCCGCTGTCCGCGGATACTTCTCTGATCTGAGTTGTGGCGATATAAGTGACCGACCCTCCTTCAAAAAGCGGATCATCTGCATAAATATAATGCACTGTGTCCACCAGCAAGCCCGTCACGGATCCGCCATCAATAAATTGCTGGCCAAACCCATTAATCAAAGTATGCGGGGCAATATTGATTGTTGCCACTCCGGCCGATTCACTGGCTGTCAAATACACCGTGCTGAGAGGATCCGTTGATACTAAAGATCCGGCCACATTAACGGCCGGGAGATTTCTTTGATCGTTGTGTTTTTCATTTTTAACCGATTTTGCTACAGAGAAAACCGGCTGTTCATCGGTGGCCGGTTGCCAGCCATATATAGTGTCGTCCTCTTCAAGTAAGGTTTGCTGAATAACAAATCCAACATTATCCTGATCATCCTTGGCGAATTTAATAGCCCATTCCTGAACAATATATTTTTCGTTGGCAATGTTGAATGGCGTGTAGGTGAAATTTACCGTGTCCATAACTTGGTCCTGAAGGCCGACCGCGTTAAAAGTCAAATCAAGCTGTCGCTGGAATCTGTTTCTGAATAGGAAAATCTTTGAAATTCGCTGGGCCCGGACTGCATTTGTAGTGAATGGCAGATCAAGTTGCAACCATTGTTCGTTACCTCCATCCTCAGTGACAAATACCGTAGGCTGTAGCGGTGTATAATCCCTAATCTGGAAATCCTCATCCTCAGAAGCAAACACACCCCTGACGCCATTGGATTTTGACGCCAAGCTATTTTGGGCCCGTAAACTGATCCCGCTAATAATATCGTCTGTTGTTCTGGATTTGACGGCTGCCCGCGGTGCCCCGGCATACACCCGCCACTTACCGGATTGTGGCGCAACATTTCCAGCCATAGAACTTACAAGTATTTGAAGATTTGCTCTATGATCATTTTGAGGATCAATAATTCCATCACAGGTATATCTTGTTTGAGTCTGTAATAATGTGGCATCGAACCCCGTATCGAAACCGCTATCGAATCCCGCCGCCTTTACAGGGATTTGTTCATCACAGATATTCGCTTCTGCTATAATATTGGGCCAGTCAATTCTGGTTTCTGCAAATCCCATTCCGGCAATTAAAATTCCGTCATATGTTCCTGGTGTATTATTGATCCGGATACCCCGCAAATAATCGACAATACACAAGACCGGATTATTTGAAAACTCCCAGGTTGTTGGATCTTCCCGGCGATGCGTTCCTGATCCGCCATTGGTATCATCTTTTCGGGGGTCGTATATTTTCCGACCTTTGATAATCTGAATGGGATTTTGAAATCCCTGTTTGAATTTTTCCGGATCAAAAGTCAGCTTGAAATGATAATAGGCAATCCCCCGCAGACGGTGCGCGGCTGTCCATTTTAAAGAGTTGGCATCAAGATCAGCATCCACCGTCTGATCGTCAGTTCCTAGATGGGTAAATCTCTGCATAACTCCGGCAAATGTGCCGGTTGCATTATCTCCAGAAAATGGAACTTCAACCCCGCCAAAAATGAATTTTTCAAACGATTCAATTTCATGCCCCGCAACAGCAATAATCAGGGATAAAAATTTATTATTTGTACCATATGCTTCCCGATAAACCAATGATCCAGATGTTGCGGCTGTTCCATATATGATCTGTCTTGTGGCTGCTGTGTCAATAGTGAGCCTTAAATTTTGACCTTGTTGCGCTTGTAAAGGTGCTGCCCTTGCTGAATCACCTGCTAAAATACTCAGCCCTGTTTGTAAGGCACCTGCCAATATTCCAGTTGCAACAAAAGAAGTTAAGGTTGATCCAATAATAGCAGACAGTGCAGTGCCAAGACCAGGAACAAACAAGAGGCCGGTTAATGCTACAAGTTTAACTACTTTACCCAATTTTAAATACTTTCATAAGTTCTAAAGTTGGAATTTCGTCCAATCCCTCATCAGTGACAAAGACGGATTGCTGACCAATACACATTCCTATAACCGGGCCATCATCCCGGACAGTATAAACAACATCTCCACGCATGGCGTTGTGGATAGGCAGGGCCGGGCCCAAGACGTTCTTAAGGGTGTCCAATAGGTTACGTTGCCCATGAGCTTTAATGGCCTTCAGGGCGCTTCTTTTGTTATCATATTTCACAAAGGCTTCAGTAACAGGATTGTGATCAGTCATGGCCCGGACAGCCTCACCACACATCTGGCAGCAATCCCATGAACCCCACTGGAAAGGCTTGGTTCGGATACTGTCAATAAACCGTATGAAATCAATTTCCCATGTGGGTCTTTTTGTCAAAATCCCCCCCTAAAATTAAATTCTCCACCTCTACCTCCACCTCCACCCCGGCCAACTGTTGACACATCTCCAGAATTTCCCCAGATAATTTGATCATCCAAATCTGTAACGAATTGCAAACCTAAATCGCCTGGAAAAATGTTTTGTTGGGCATCATTTGTCAGTCTGACAAAATTACTCCGGGTTAACAGAGCAGTTTCTGTCACAAGATCAATCGTGATTCCGCCACTGTCAGCATCTACAGCCAATTGAATTTGGTCGATAAATCCAACGGCAAGAATAACCGTACCAAGGACAACACGATCATCATCGAAAAACACAATCAAAAATTCGAACGGTCGAAATGTTGTGTCCTGGGTTGTCACTTCATCCACAAGTTCGGGCATTAAACCGGTCATTATATGGGACAGGGTGGCCTTAAGAACCACATCGGTTAAATCTGTGACCTCAGTGACCCCCGAGATGCTGCCCATGTCGCCAAGGCCCTGCCAGGTCTTGCTGTTGGCAATAAGTTCACCAGTGCCGGACCAGACATTCACAACACCTGAATCGAAACCAAGCTCTAAAAGAAGGGCCCAATTTTGTTTACCGCTTGCGACAACAGTATCTACAGGTCCATCGAGTGGCCGGGTCATTATTTGCTGTTATCAAGAAACGCCTGAATTTCAACAGGGGTTTCATCTTCTTTGGAAATTACATATCTGTGAAAGCTTTGAGATTTAGTTTCATCTGTCAAAGTGTCATAAATTTCATTTGCTTCGCGTACCTGAATAACGCCAGAAGCCAAAACCTCACAACGATTAATTACAGTTCTTTCTTTAAGTGCCATTTTATTAATTCCTTATATGTTAAGTTTGATATGAGCCAGTCAAGTATATGGTTGCCGCAGTATCAATTGAAAATTCCACCGATGCGCCTCCTGCGGGATCTGCTGCGAATAGTAAAGCAAGCGTGGTGTTGGCTGCTACATCAGTCAGTAATTGTTTCCCTGCTCCAAAGACTAAATCTGAGGTGCGTATCGATAATGCGGCTCTACCCGTTGCCGAACTAGCTGAGGTAAAAGGAAGTCCAGATATCCGCATATTCCCCGTGCCTGTATGTGCAGACCATACTAACCCTATTTGGAAATGAACCATGTCTCCTATTTTAGTGAACCGCCCTGATTGTTCTGAATAAGTGCCTACTCCTGTGGTAGTTACACCGATGACTGTTGGCGTGAATGTGCCCTCTTCATAGTCATCAAGCAGATTGGCTGCCGCCGGTCCGCCAAATTTAACACCTTGTTGTGATTGCGCAATACCTCCGGGCTCATTAACCCAGACTTTCGCGCCGCCAGCATCATAATCTGTTGCACCAAAAACTTCATCATTATTGTCGTTAATCTTGTCGCCACCAGCCCGAAGATCATCACCCGTGTCGTCGTTGGGAACGGTGCCCAAGCCAACTGATTGTTGTACATAAAGTGCCATTTTCTTCTCCTAAATTATTGCATTATCAAATGTGATCATATCATTGTCAAAGGTTATGTTTGAATTGTCGAATGTAAAAACATCGTTTATTGCTTGCCATCCACCCTGTAGGGTCATGGTGATATCAGCAGTTACCGCCTCTTCCACTGCCCCGGTCTGGGTTAGGCTTGTCACAAATGCAATGGCTTGTTCTTTATCCGCACCCTTAAATTGTCGCCTTACATAGATTGGCTGTCGCGTTCTAATCCGGTTTTGTATTTCTGCAAAAGCTGCATCCGATGGTACAAGAAAATCTGTCAGATTTAAAACAGTCTTTTTCTGTCCAGATATTGGCTGAAAATCCCCCGCATCTCCTTTGCTCGAAACATCAATTTCCACGCCGGTTTCTTCCCAAGAAACATTTGTTTGACCGCCAAGGGCAGTAAAAACATTTGGCTGTCCATTTCCAGTCCTGATCGTTACGACAATTGTGGTGCCATTATCAACGGTTGATACTGCCATTAGATCACCTCTTCAAATCCTATAGTTATGGGCAAAAAAACCACCTCTTCTGTTTGAAAAGGTATTGTGCTGCTTATTCGCCGTGCAATTATTTGAGCCTTTTTGGTTTTAATCACAGCATTGTTTGGGGGACTGGTCCGAATAGTTGGTTCAAATTGTAACTTAACTTTCCCAAACGCATCGGTTACCGCGTCTTCTGTCAACATATGAGCTTGGGCTTGCTGCTGAAACATGTCCCCTATCTTCATTATGGTGCTGTTCAAGGGCCAATCACGGGTGTTAAGGCTGTTTCCTGACTGCCCGGCACCGTCCACCGCTCCGAGGCCCGGAAATTCGCCGGCGTCAAATGTGATTATATCAGAATCAAATGTGACTGTCGTATCGTCAAAGGTTGGGCCGGGATTTACAATAAATGTTTGGGCAAATTCTCTATCCGGATCGTTAACCAAAAATGTCCCCTGGCGACCTTTGAGTGAATTAATCCACGCTGTGAGGTCAAGCCAATCTGATTTTTTCAAATTGTTGGTTGAAAGCTCACCGGTGAAACGGTCAGTTGTTCCGGCACCGTGGGATTGAATGTTGACAATCCTAGAAATATCACTTTCGAAAACTGTGTCATTCACATCAAGGGTGAAAGAAACTTTCGCTGTTTTCAAGCCGGTCGGTAATTCGCGGGGGAAAGTTATTGTCAAACCCGCCTCCCGTTCAATGCAGCAATGGTTGCTTGCTTGGATGCATTAATAAGAAGCGGGGCCGCATTGGCGATTTCTTCTCGAACCGTGGCTCTAACGTCTGGGGTGAAATTATTTATCTGTGTGATCACCACATTGTCATTACTGACACCTTCAGCACTAATCCCAAGACCACCGCCGGCCACCCGGGTCAAGGGGAATATTGCCTCGTTACCAGCCTCACCAGCCAGCCCCACGCCACCATTAGTCATGGGGAAAGTCGTCCGTCCGGAAATGAGCCCACCATCAACAAACGGCACCGGTGCGCCTCCACTGAAAACATTACCTTTAGCAGATCCAAACAGACTGCCAAGAAACCCACCGCCGCCCGGGGCCCCGATGATGCTGGAAATAATTGAACTGATTATCGCATTCGCAACATTGCGCAAGGCATCAAGAGCAGATGTTGCCCCGGTAACCACACCTGTTATTGAGCTTGAAATCGTCCCGCTCACATCTGTTAAAACTTTTTCAATTGAATCGGCGGTCGATTTGGTTTTACTTTCCAGATTGCCAATTCCGTCTTGCAACTTCTTCAAAGTTTCATCGAAATTTGAGCTGATTGATTTATTCAGTTCGGCAATTGAATCTTTAAACTTTCCGGCAAGTTCGGGGAATTTATTGGCCAGGGCATCAAAGCCCGGAATATCAATGGCACCGGCGAGAATATTTTTTATTGCTTCAAAACTGGTCTTTATGCCGGCCCGGATCCCGTCAATGTCAGCGACAAATTGATCTTTAGTTGCCCTGAATTCAAGCGCACTGGCAACATTTTCCCTAACTTCTTGAAGGCTTTCATCGGTTGGCGCCTGTATCCGGAATGAAATCTCCTCTCTGCCGAAAAACCGCTGTAAACTATTGAACTGTTCAATAATACCATTGATAGTGTTGGCCACAATTCTGGTCAATGGTTCAAAAGCAATTTCAAAAGTCCCTGAAATTATCGTCCCTATACTCTTGAACACCTCAACAATCGTATCCCGGAAAAGAAATATTGAAGCCGCCGCAATGGCAATTAATCCAGGGATCGAGAATATGGCCCCGAGAATTAATCCTATTGACTTCAACGCCACACTACTCAAAATAATAAATCCTGTGGCCACAACCTTTAAGGCCCCGATCACATTGATAATTGCGCCAACCATCAAACCAAAGATAATCAATGCCGGGCCAAGGGCTGCCCCCAAGGCCAGGCCAGTTAAGATTGTTTCCTGCATTGCCGGGGCCAATTCAGCAAAGGCATTCCCGGCCGTAATAATTGCCGCCGTGATTTTCGTGATGACTGGGGCCAATATGGGCAATATAACCTGACCCAATTGTGTTGCAGCTGTTTGTATCCCGACCATAGCCTGAATAAATTTAAAAGCCCCTGTATCAGCAACCGCCCGGAAAGCAATGTCTAGGTCATCCTCAGTCGTTTCAGAAAGGCTTTTAAAGATTGCCCGAGTTTGTTCCGCACTGCCGCCCACCAATCCCAAGACACCGGTTAAAGCCCGAACGTTAGGAATGATTTCGGCAAGAGCCGCGCTATCATCACCAATTTCATCTCTAAGGGTTGTCAGAACAGCAAGCAAACCTTCTTCCCGGAGTTGTCGCCGTAAATCTTCAAAAGATAGCCCCAATTTTGCCAGAGCTGTTTCCGCTTGGCTACCCGGAGTCAACAATGCCGTAAAGATAGAGCGCAATTGTGTAACTGCCTCGGCCGCACTGACGCCGGTCCTGGTCATGGCAGCAATGGCTGCCCCTAACTGATCAAAGCTTATTCCAAGTTCCGCGGCAATCCCGGTGACTTGGCCCAATGATCCGGCGATTTCATCCGCGGCGGCTTTACCTTCCCTGACCGTCTTGACCAAAATGGCCACGGCTTGGGTTGCAGATAAATTTGATCCGGCGAAGGCATTGGTTGCACTGGTGGCGGCATCGGCCACGATGGCTGTTGATCCCAGGCCAGCGGTGGCAGCCTTGGCACTGGCTGTCAAAGTCTCTAAAGCATCGGCGCCACGTTTGCCGGCTGATGTGATAAAGAATAATGCTTCGGCCAGTTCTGCCGGTCCACGGCCCACTTGTGGTGCAAGTTGTAAAATTTCATCACCAAACTTTGCAACTTCATCACTGGCCACACCAACCAGACCGACAATCTTGGCTAAATTTAACTCAAACGTTCCGGCGACTTTCCCGGATGCAATCCCGGCAGCCAATAAGGGGGCCGTTAATGCAATGGAGAGTGCTTTCCCCGCCCGGTCGGCACCTCTCTGGATATTGCGAAGACTGCCGGTGATTGACTTTTGAGCACGGGACAAACCCCGCGTTAATGTTGCGGTGTCAATTGTGAGTTCAACAAATCCCTCTGCAACTTTGCTATCAACCATTTTCCGTCATCTTTTTTATTGCTTTCAGCTGTTCTCTTGCATGATCAGACGCACTTTTCGCCAATTTTTTCGGTTTTACTATGCCTAAGATTTCATGTTTTAAATCAGGCAATTTTTTTACCCTCTGATAATAAGCCGCCATCCATGCACCGGTTGTCATCTGCACCCGTTCATTTTGTCGCCGATGGTCAGCAGCAAGAAACAATTCACGCGGGGTTAATGCCCAGTATATATCGGGCGTCAAACCAAGTTCGCCTATAGCAATGGCAAAACCTTTTTCGTAGGGGAAGAATCGGCCGGCCTCTTCCTCTACTTCGTGGGGTCCACTGCATTATCATCCTGACCTTTTGGGGCGTCTGGTGAACTTGCAACGAATGCTTTGCCAACTGCTTCTGCAAATTGTTGCATACCTGACAGGTCACCCATAAGTTTGCCCATCTCCTTCATGGTCAATTCTGGTTTGTCCCAAATCAATCCAGCCCACACCATGGCTCGAATAGCTCCGATAGAACCAGTCTGGACAGCTGCCATAAGTTGGTTTATGTCCTTGTATTGTGTTGCTTCTTCAAGCTCACAAAGACTGTTCACCGTGTATTTAAAGGCATAAATCTTGCCATTAATTTTAACTTTTGTCGGCTTCATTATACAACCGCTCCTGGCTGACCGCATAGAGTACCAGACATTGAATAAGTGGCAGCATCTTCATTGCCGCCCGTCCGGGTGAAAGCGGTGATAATATAATCAAATTGATCAACTTCAACATCATTTTGGAAACGCCGTGCCCGTCCTGTTCCAGCTCCTCGAATTGCTGTTTCAATTACGGTAATACTTGCATCAGCATCAATGACCAATCCATCAACTGTAAATGTTGTCTTATATTGACCTGGAATACCTTGAAAGTTTCCTGCTGAACTTTTGCTGGATACATCAATTTCAGCACGAGTTTCTTCAAAACTGAAATTGGTTTCTTCAGTGAAGAGTGTGAAAACATCAGGACCAGTAGAAGTTCGATTCTTTATCGTAAATTTTGTTCCATTTATAACTGTACTTGTTGCCATTTTATTTCTCCTATGGACAGACTTGCATTGTCGCCTGAATTGTTAATATTCTGCCGTAAACATCTTCTTCATCCCTGGCAATGGGACCTGTGACGCTGGCGATTATAACGCCAAAACCCGTAATTGTGAATGGTTTCCTATGAAAAAGAAACCTCACCCTTTCGGCAATGTCCTCGATCACATCCGTTGATCCCCGGGTATTGTCCGAATAACATCGAATATCACGCACAAAATCCCGCCCGTCAGTAGTCTTGGTATCAAAAGCCACATCACTGACTTGACCAGCCGTAACAATATACGGTAAATCCGCATCCAGGGGTGCCGGATCCGTTGTAAAGATTGCCGGATCACTATCGAATGTTGATAAAAGTGCAGTCAAAGTCGCATCCCCATTCAAGACATTGAAGATTGCTTTGGTAATTTCCCGGCTCATCCCAGCAAGATCCTTCGAATAGTTGATTTGTTACCAAAAAATACTGGACGTAAAAAGGGCCGTGCCTTTATTCTGCGGGTGCCAAATTCCAAGGCCAGGGGATAATCTTTTACATTGGTTCCATATCGTCCGAATATTTTCCTGCCAACCTTTTCGACCTGAGTTGCAATAGAATTTCGCAACCGACCGGTGACACGTTTAGGAAACTCACCAGGTTTGGATGGATCAAGACCAATGAGAGCCTTACCGGATCGGGCGGTCTGTTGTGTCCGGCTCAAGCCCTTCACCGTCTCATCACGTAGGAAAATTACTGTGCGGCCCATGCGGCGTACAAGGTCATCATCAACTTCTTTCTGAAACTGTGGCCCACGCCATTTCAAGCCCCGCACCATTAAATAAATTTCCCATCAATTGTCATATTCATTCGCTGAATAGTAATATCATTTAAACCTGATTCATTTGAAACAAATAATTCAACAAAATCATCAGATGATAATGTTATATGTCCGGTTACTGTATGCGATCCGACATCAATTCCTTTTTCATGCTTGACTTCTTGAATTGTCGCAATGCTTTCTGCACCAGTGGTGATACCATTTTTTGCCAGAATAAGAAATAATAATTGATTATCAAAAGCCACAGTCGCCGAAATAGACATAGTGAAGATGAAAACTCGATTAGACAATGGCCCGGTATATTGCAGTCGATTATTGGTCGGCATTGTAAACTGTTTGTTTCCTGCAAATGCAACTGTTGTTCCCGCCGCCTTAACAAATGTGCTGACTGTCGCAATCGTTGTTACTGCGGGAGTAGTAATGTGCAATCCCCCGATTGGCGATTCTATGGATGCAATAATATCCTTAACCATATTGCGAACATCTGCCGGAGATATCAAGCCCTGAGTATTATCGACCAGATCAGTATCGGCTTGGGTGCATAAAGCAGTGACAGTTTTTATCGTACCACCAGCCATTAAATTATCTCCATTACAGTTTTGAGATGATCGGGGGAAGATGGCGGCAATAAAGATAAAACCTTAAATTTATTTATTCCTTCAGTTACCACGTCATCCCGAATTACATCAACACCAGCCTCGAAATATCCCGTATGGGTAACCCGGTCGGCATCGCGGTTGGCAACACTCCTATCCCGCGCGCTGGCTGGATCTATCTTTGCCCTCACAGTAGCAATCGTGGTCGGTGTTCTGGTGTTCCCTCCGAAACCGTCCGATGTGGTTGTATCCCGGTCAATGGTCACAGTTTTATTTAACAGGTGTCGAATGCTCATATCATGCTTGCCCATCTGCTCAAAGACCGCTCAGTGGCCTTCGGAATAACCCCGCCCCCTTCGATATATGTTGTCGAATGATCACCAAGTGACTCGGCCTTGATATCCCGTGACCGGGCCCGGGCATCGAAAAGACTGGTTACGATTTCAATGGCCGCATGCTGTAAAGATGCCGGCAAAGTTTCAACAGTCATATTAATGGCCGGGGTTGCCGCTTCGGTCACCAGGGTTGCTGATACAATGATCTTTGTCGCTGTTCGACTGATAACCGTGAATGTTCCGTTATTGGCAGGGTCGGTGAAGCCTGATACCTTGATCGCATCACCTGCCACCAATAAAGGAAACACCCTGGAAAAATTGAATGAATTGTCAACCGAGCTTGCACTGATTGTCGTGTCTCCGATTATATTATCACCGGGCATTAAAAAGCCGCCCGTATAATCAAAAGACCAGTCTGGTAAATCTTGATAGTTGATCGGCTGGACGGTGAGATCTGCCCGATGCGCCTGGGTGGATTCAAACACTTTATTCCGGGCTACAATACCAGCATCGGCATTGATGATTTTTATGTCGGTGACTTCAGCAAGAACAAGAGCAGTATCCCTAAGCCTGACTGCCTCGATCACCAATATGGGCGGATAAAATAACAACAACCGCCGCGTCCCCACACTGACCACATCATCAGTCACGGCGGCCCGGGCAAAATCCCGGCGTGTAAACTGGACAATTTCATCACTCGCACGTTCGATTAAATTACCGAGAAACACATCATCATCGGTTCCAGAAATCACCAAAGCCTCTTTGACATTTGCCAAAGTGGTGAAATCAGTATTAAACGGTCGCGTGCGAAATGTGATCATTTTTCAACAATGTTTTTGACTGGTTTGGTTTCACGGTCATTAACCTTTGCCTTTGCCCTTTCGGCTTTTGCTTTGGCTGCTTTGGCTTTTGCTGCCTTGGCTATCTTCTCGGCCTTGGCCTTGGCCTTGGCTTCAGCCTTGGGATCATAATGTTCAGCAACACCATCTTCGACCAAAGTATCTGCAAATTCATCCGGCCAACCTGCCTTTTCGCCGGCACCGTATCCGTTATGATTTGATATGTATTTTACAACTTTCATTGTGGTATCCTTATGGTAAATAGAGGGGAATAATCCCCCCCCCACGTTTATGTTAAACAGGTTCTACCTCAGAGCCACCAAGGGCCAGAGTTGAAGCAACTGGAATCGCGGGCGTTGTACCGCCCGTAAATGCAACCACTGTCACAACGCGAATAAATGCTTTCGCACCACTCAGATCAACATCTTTTTCAGCGTCACTATCGTCCGCGGTGATCGTCGCAATCGCCGCACCAGCAAGGTCAACAAAAGTCCCGCCACTGGTCGCGCTATCCTGGATTTTAGAATCCACAGTCTGAGCCGATGGGGCACCGGTGGCCGCACCAGCCGCCGTGTGAAGGACGCAACTGTTAAACCCGGTTCGATCAATGGCGGCCCCAGTAATGGTTGCGGCTGCACTGTCTTCTGGGTCAATGGCTTTTTGCAGTTTTACAAAATCACCTGCATTTGTTCTACGAGTTGTCATAGTCTTTTCTCCTTAATTACCGTAGGTGACAGCGGTCAATGTCGCAATTGCTTCATTGTGCCGAGGGATCATATCATGAGCGGACATCATTTTGATGACCGTTTCATCATTGGCAAACGCTGACCGGTCATTACCACCTGAATCTTTATACGTCGCCTCAGTTGACACTCTTAGACGGAATGAATCGATCGCATCAAAAATGACAATTTCCTTCATATCAACAAAATAGATTTCTGATTCATCGCCGCCGCCACCAAGATTACCCGGAATATTATTGGTTTCCGATACTGGCTTACCACGAATATTGCCATTGAGCGCCAGTGTGAACTCGTTGGTTTCACCACCCGCAGTCTTCAGATCTTCCAAGAATCCAGCCGACTGTGTGGTCATCAAGAATCTTGGGGCAGTCATTTTGATGTTGGCGTTACCAAGGAAGTCGATAAGTGCCCGAATGTCCGTTCGGACATCAGCAACCGCCGTCGAGGTCTGTGCCTTGGTATTTGCTGCAAAGTTCAACAAGCCTTTTGGTTCAAACTCAGTACCAGGCCCGCGCAAGAATGCCAAGTCTTCACGTTCCGCCATGGACTCAAGCAAGTCCTGTTGGGCAATGCGCTGTGATTGCTGATTGGTGAAGTCATTCAATAGATCAGAAATAGCAGTCAGTGATTCCAAGATATGGGGCGTTGGAATGATCTGATCATTTGTCAGTTGACTTGCGTTGGTCGTGGTGCCTTCACCTTTATATCGGGAAATTGCGCCAGCCGTTACGCGGGCCTGACGGAACGCACCGGTAGGAATTTGGCGACTGCGGGCAAGATTCCGAACAACCGTCAATGGCCTCAATAATTCAATCACATCAGATGCAACTTCTTCAGCAATCAAAACGCCACCACTAACCAAGTCAGTAGTGTTCAATGCTTTTTCAAAATAAGGCAGATCCTTATAAACCTTTTCAGCCAATTCCATGGCCTTGCGTTCACTGCCTTTCAGCAATCCAGCAAATGCCATCAATTTACCAAGTGCAAGATTGTCTTTTTCGGGATTACCGATAAAACGTTTTGCCTGATCTTGGTTCACTTCCTTGATGTGATGGGCGAACGTATCGAAGGTTTTATCCTCCTTGGATTCGTTTGCTTTTTTATCAGCAGCCAGGGCATCTGCCACAGCTTTGGCCGACTGGTCAGAAATCATTTTCTTCAGTTCGGTCTGGGTCATAACGATATCGTCATCAGAACCAGCAGCCGCTTTTGCGGGTTTATCTTTATTTTCAATAGTCATTAGTTTAGCTCCAAAATTTGTTTATGTTTAACCTTGTGCAAGGTGTTGCGGCTATGCAGTCGCCTTATCAGGAATAATCCGGATCCGTTTCTCGCCATGCAGCGATCGGGACCGGGTTATGTCTGATGTTAATTCTTCGATTTGTGCGGATTGTTCTTGAACCGCTTTCCTTAATTCTGCTGTTTCTTTCAACGCAGATTTGAGTTGACCGGTCAAAAGTTCAAGAGCGTTCTTGATCTGGCCGTCACCGTCCAGCATCAAAGTGGCGTCTTTCAATGTCTGATCTTCAACCGATCTAAACTCTGGTGGCTCTTTATCAAATTCCCGGTAATGCTTAGCTAGGTGATTATAAACCCCGCGCCGGTCACCATCTGGAATATCAACCCCACCCCGGGCTCCAAGTAAAGCCCCCATGGCCGCAACAACACCCCGGAAGACAACCGCATGGCTGCCTCGTTCCCGGTGGTGAGGGAGTTTAAAATCACCCTTCTTTCGTTCTTCACCGGTTTGCTCAACAAATGTTGCCATGATCTGCAAATCATCAATATCGGCCGCCGCCACTTCTTTTGGGCCGTCCCAAGCTTCCGTTTCTGGTGCAATGGGCGTCCCGTCCGGGTGGGCTTCGGCAAAGGTGATTGTGTCTTTTTTCTCAGTGCTGATTGCTTTCCGGATAATATCACAAGCATTATTCATCTGGCTTTTTGAGACAATCGCACAATCTTTGGTTTTTTCCCAATTATCCAAATAATCTTTGAACCAGTCTTTCACCGGTGACAGATCAAGACCCTTGGCGGTTACCAAAGCTTCAGGATTGGATGGAATTGGCACAATGGAAAATTCAAGCAATTCCTGTTTGGTAAATTGAATGCCGCCGTCACCCCGTTCAAATTCAACCGGAGCAAAGCCCACGCTTGTCGCATTAAGAAAACCAGCCTTGACCATTTGAAAAACGGAATCTGCCAGCTTGTTCATTTCTTTGGTGGCAAACTTTACTGATGCTTTTAAGGCCCCGCCCTCAAGTCGAATGTTTTCCGCCCGACCAATCGGCAAAGATCGATTGTCATGGCCAAAAAGGACAACAGGATTTTTCAGGAAGTTCGTCAAGATCCAGCCCTTGGGATCGATAGTATCCCCATCCCGGTCTTTTGTCGCTGTTGAAATGGTAAAATCAACCGTCCGATCATCTTCATGAGACAACTTGATTTCTGTTCTGGTTTTAAGCCTAACAATTTTCATGGTTTGTTCCTTGACAAATATTACCTTTTGTTGTCCGAATTTTCAAGGGCTTTGATTATAGCCCGTTCCTGGTCCCGGAAAGCCCGTTTAAATATCCGGCGCAATATCCGCTCGTGGGGTCGGCGTCTATCATCAAATATCTTGGCAACCTTTAATCTAAAATCAACCGAACTTGCTGCGGCCCGCGCCTCGGGTGTGACTGCCAATACGGCACATCTGCAATTAATTGAATTTTCTGCCCTAGAGAATAGCCCGGGCCCAGCCCCCGTGTCACCGTCCGGCGTGGTAAAGTCCTGCCCCACCTTAACAATGTCACCATCAAGGGCGACATGGCTGTCCCGTACTTTGCTGTCAAAGGATGCCAACCACATTTTTTCATTCACACCGGCTTGTTTCATAGCCAATTCAGCAGAGAAAGTTGAACCCGCAACTGTTTCTGTTCGGGCAATGGTTTCAGCGGTGGCTATACGAACATCGAAAGCTTTATTTACTCGTTCGGTCAATTTAATAAACGAATCCCCGGCGGCCACACCCTCGGCTAAGGTGTTTTTTACAGCCCGGCGCGTTGTCTCATCAATTGCTCGTACCTTATCGGCCCCAAACTCTGACAGAAATACTTGGGAACGGGTATCAGCCAGATTGAAATCAAAAGCCACACCCATCTGATCAAATTGATCTTCCCCAAAATCCCGTATGACCTCCCGCATGGCTACAGTTGCCTCAGATGCGGCACTATTTCCCACAATAGCGTTTTCAATATTTCGGTCACTGGGAATATCTTGCTTCACAGAGAATGCTTGCGGCCCCACCAAGCCAGTTTTACGATTAATCACAGTCAAGGATCGTTCGGCTGGTTCGGTAGAGCCATCTATATCACCGATGGTCAAATTGAACGGAACGGCAAACAAGTCATCCCCGCCGTCGATATCCGGCTCATCAGCAGACCGGCGAATTTCATTTAAGCTAAATGCGTGCGGATGTTTGCTCATGATTTCGATCTTGTCCGCCTTATCCTCTTTGGTTGGATTGACAAAATCCAAAAAGACATTATCCCCGAACATAGGTGCCAGTGTTTTGTTAAGGCTGGACTTGATTAGTTCAAGTTTCGGCACAATTACAAACCGTAATGCAATGTTCATAGCCTCTTTCGAGGTGGCCTGATTGCTGTTTTCGACAATGCCGAAAATCTCCGGGGGAAAGCCGTAAAACTGCAAGATAGCGTCCCTGTTAGATTCACCAACCTCTTTAAGAGCAAGGTCTTTGGGCGATTGGTTCAATTCTTTAACGGATATCAGGCCCGGCATAAAGAATGGTTTATGCCGATTAAGTGCGCCGGACAACTTCTGGACCCATGATTCCTCAAGTCTATCTTTGACCTCTGGGCCAATTGGTTTGTCCGCTTCAGCACTGGAAATCAATAAATCTGGTCGCGCTCCGTTCTCAAAGAATGTCTTAGTGAATTTGCGGGCGTTCACATCAGTTTCAAGGATGTCGCCGAGGCTTTCAGCTACACCAATTGGGGCAAGATATGGGTCAGCAGGGTCGGGTATCTTGATATGGCAAATGTCTTCAGGTTTAAACTTCAACGTTTTACCTGCACCGGGGCTTATTTCCCATTCCCCCCCACCCAACGCGGGGCGCTCACTAACCCAATTAGGGGGAATAGGCCACAGGTCAGTCACGGGTTGTCCCGGCGTCACAGCGCGTTTTAAAAGGATTGCTTCATTTGCTAGGCAAAGGTGTTTGAGGATTAATTGCCGGTTGACCAGACCAGAAAATTCTTCATTCCCATCATCCATCAGTTTTTCAAGAGGGTGATCAAGAATCCGTGCGCCGTCTTTATCAACCACGATCCAATCAATCGCCGCGCCGATTTCAGCAATCTTATCCACGACCTGTCGTATCAGACGCCATTTGCCGTAATCTTCAAGTATTCTGTTATTCGTAAGACTTCCACCGCCCATTTGTTGCGGCATGAAAAGATTAAAAGAACTTCCCTTGGCAGCTTTACTGAAAAACTTCATGTAAGATCATCCCATTTGAAATGGTTGCCGCCACTTAATTCTGTTAAGGCCCATACATCTGCATCCATTCTGTCGGGGCTCCCGTCTCGGGTTCTGTTATAATCTAACGTAAATTCTGCCATCTGGTCCTCGAGCGTTGGAAATGAGCCGACATGATGAACTTGTCCCTTTTCGTAGAGCATGGCGATTGGTTCCGCCCTGATTGTTTTTCCGCGTGTTGCGATGACTTTTTTATAATTAACACTTTTGTCGACATTACGCAAGACCGCCTCTATCATATCTCCGCCGTTATTGGCCTCACCTATTACGATATCAGCTTGCCACCGCTCATAGGCCGTTGCGGCGACCCTTGCCCATTCAGTTGGCCCATATCGGCCAGATAGATCTTCCAGTATAAAATATTCTTCATCCTTACGGGCGGCTACGATGATGCCAGTTTCATCTGACTCCTCACCTGATGTTACCGCGGGATCAATGGCCACAACAATCCTATCCAGACTGTTTTTATCAACCGATTTAATCCGGTCCCGGTCAAACCATGCTCTATTCCATAGGGCGCCGGCGATGTCTTCCAGTATTTCACCATTAAGTTCCTGACGACCAGTTCGCGTTCCTTCATACCGTTTGATGATTTTTTTAAAGAATTTCTTTGGTAGGTTGGCTTCATTCTCATATGTAGTGCCCCGGGTGATAATAGTGGTAGAATCTGCCATTAATTCCTTAAAGAATTTTATGGGCCGGGGTGTTGTGGTTACACATATTTGAGGATTGACCCCAAGCCTTAGGCCAAAGAGAAGATTATCCCAAGTATCTTTAAGGTATTTAAACTTAGCAGGCTCATCAACCCAGGCGTAATGGTGGGATGGACCTCTAAGCTGACCTGGTTCTTCTGCTGAATACGTTGTGGCTATTGAGCCATTCGGCCATGTAACTTCACGTTTGGATGGTTCATATATAGGCATATTCCATGGCGCACTTATAGCCAGTAAACCTGCTTCTCCTTCAATCATGACTTTCCTGGCATCGGATACAGTCTCACCCACCAGCGCTATGCGTAGCTTTTTAGTAGGATTAGTTTCTATAAGCTCTCTAATCCATTCTGACCCGGTACGTGTCTTACCAAACCCACGTCCAGCCAGCAGTAGCCAAATAAACCAATCGCCTAAAGGGGTTAATTGCTTATCCCTGGCCCATATATCCCATTTGTAGTTTAGAACGGCCCGTTCGGCTTCAGTTAGGCTTGCCGCTACCTTCTGGAGTTCGGGAAGCGTAAGCCTCATGTAATTTTTCCTGTAAGGATTCTTGTGCTTGGGTTATCTTGGCAATAAATTCATGTTCATGCTTGACATTGGTCTGATCCCGCCATTGATCTGAGCGGCGATTTTTAAGCCAGAATATCATTGCAGTTACATCACCAGAAAGAGCTTTTTGGTATAGGCTTTTAGCCACCTCCATATCAGCAATTTCTCTACCATTTTTTACGGCACCCGAAAATGCTTCATGTTTGAGTATCCATAAATCAACAGTTGAGGTGGCAACATTCAGGAATTTGGCCAACTCTTCATTGGTTGCGCCCATCATACAAAGCTGTGTTACATGCTCCAATTCATCCGGATTATATTTGGTTGGGCGCCCGGCGGTCATTTCAATATTTGCCGGATTGAATTGAAACTAATATACCATTTTCCATATATAGAAAGTTATAACGATAACTATCGCGATAAACCCATTGCTCTTCCGTTCCTCTCGAAGTAATTGTTTTAT